GAGATCAAAGGTCATGCTTCTATTGTGGACAACCAGCGACAACAGTAGATCACATCATTCCTATAATAAAAGGCGGTGATCCTATTGCATGGGAGAACTTGGTCTCGTGCTGTGCCGTTTGCAATAGCAAGAAGGGGAGTAGGTCTGAGGGCGTTTTTTTAGCACGACAGGCCACCCCCCCTGTCTTTTCTTCCAATATCTACCCGATGCAGTCCAAGTCGATGCCGGACTCACCCTTTACAGCCCGACCAGTCACAGATAGTCCTGACTAGTGGCGACTCGAAAACAGCCGCTACGAGGGGCAATTAAAGCAAGGCTTCACAGTCCACTTCTCAAGGGCAAAACTAGGGCAGATGAGATTGCCAAGCTCGCAGATGATCTAGGTACACCTCTTATGCCGTGGCAACGCTGGGTCTTAGACGACATGATGCGCGTAGATGCAAAAGGCAACTACATCCGCAAGACATCTTTGCTATTGGTAGCTCGACAGAATGGCAAGTCCCATCTAGGGCGTATGCGCGTTATTTGGGGGCTCTTTTACGGGGGTGAGATGAAGCATTTGATCATGTCATCCAACCGAGCCACAGCCTTGATGACCTTTCGTGAGATTGCATGGATCATTGAGAACGCACCTCAACTCAAGGCAGGCACTAAGGCGATCCGATATGCCAACGGCGGAGAGCGCATAGAACTACTTAATGGCGCGACCCTTGACCTCGTATCTGACACCCGAGACTCATCTCGTGGACGCACCGCCGACTTCTTATGGATCGATGAAGTACGAGAGATCAGTAAGGACGGCTACACAGCTGCAATCCCAACCACCCGCGCTAGACCTAACTCGCAAACTTTCCTGACTAGCAATGCTGGCGATGCCTTCTCAGAAACACTTAACAATCTCAGAGAACGCGCTCTATCTGCACCGCCTAAGTCATTTGGATTCTACGAATACTCAGCGCCACAGTATTGCAAGATTACAGATCGCAACGGATGGGCATTTGCCAATCCAGCCCTAGGACATACCATCACGGAGGAATCACTTGAAGAAGCTGTCGCTACTAATAAGATTGAGGACACTAGAACTGAGCTTCTATGTCAATGGATTGACTCTCTACAAAGTCCGTGGCCTCATGGCGTACTTGAGGCGACAAGCGATGCCACGCTCTCGATTCCGCCTGGTGGCTATACAGTATTTGGTTTCGATGTATCTCCATCTCGCCGCAATGCGAGCCTCGTTGCTGGTCAGATTATGGGTGACGGGCGAATCGGAGTGGGAATCTTACAGACGTGGGAAAGCCAAGTCTCAGTCGATGACTTGAAGATCGCAGCTGACATCAAAGGCTGGGCTGATCAGTACCGGCCTAAGATGATCTGTTATGACAAGTACACAACGCAATCAATTAGCGAACGCCTTGCCAATGCCGGACAGATTACGACCGACGTCTCAGGACAGCAATTTTATCAGGCTTGCTCTGACCTTCTCGATGGTCTAGTCCACAGCCGAGTCGTGCATAACGGCCAAGCCGAACTGATTCAACAGATGAATAATTGCGCGGCTAAGGTGAATGATTCGTCATGGCGTATCGTCAAGCGAAAGAGTGCTGGCGATGTATCAGCGCCGATCTCTCTCGCCATGGTCGTAAGTATGTTGATGAAACCCCAACAGATCGCAGCTATTTACACCGCATAGTGTATAATTGCCCTCTATGGGTATCCTTTCGCGCCTTACAGGTGCAGCACCGAAAGCAAATGTCGAGGCTCAGTACGCACCTCAGGTTCTAGGTGAGTATTCACCTTATGCGATGCCGTTTCAATTTGCTTATGTTGGTCGCACCGAAGCAATGGGAGTCCCTGCCCTAGCGCGTTGTCGCAATCTACTTGCTGGCACAATCGGCACCATTCCACTTGAGCTCTATAAGAAGTCTACGGGCGAAGAATTAGGGAAGCCACTATGGCTTGATCAACCTTCATACTCACAGCCTCGTTCAGTAACTATTGCTTACACAGTTGATTCACTTCTATTTTACGGCCAAGCATTTTGGCAAGTAGTTGAAACTTATCAGGAAGATGGTCGCCCATCACGCTTTGAGTGGGTCGCTAACAGCCGAGTCACAGCGACACTTGATCGTGATAATGTTTTCGTCAAGTCTTACGCAATCGATGGCACTACAGTCCCAATGGACGGCCTCGGTTCACTTATCACATTCCAATCTTTAAGCGATGGCATTCTAAACACAGGCGTCTCAACAATTCGCGCCGCACTAGACATTCAGAAAGCCAGCGTAGTTGCAGCGGCGACTCCAATGGCTACAGGCTACATTCGTAACTCAGGTGCAGACCTTCCACCTGCCGAAGTACAGGGATTACTCTCAGCATGGAAGAATGCTCGCCTTAATCGTTCTACAGCCTATCTCACATCGACTTTGCAATATGAGGCAGTCGGATTCAGCCCTAAAGACATGATGTACAACGAGGCCATTCAGAATCTTGCGACCGAGATCGCTCGCCTTTGCAACGTGCCTCCATATTACGTCTCGGCAGATCAGAACACGACAATGACCTACGCCAACGTCACAGATGAGCGCAAGCAATTTCTCACGCTATCTTTACAACCATTTATCTCAGCAATCGAAGATCGTCTTTCAATGGACGACATCACAGCTCGGGGCAACATCGTCAAATTTGACATCGATAAGAATTATCTACGCACCGATCCACTCGTGGAACTTTCAATCATTCGTGAGATGCTCGATCTTCAGTTAATTACTCAAGAGCAGGCAATGGCGATGACAGACCTAACACCTAATGGAAGCGAAGGCATGCAATGAAAGAGATGCTCACATTCTCAGCAGAACTGACAGCAGATGCGTCAGAGCGCACGATCTCAGGAAAGATCGTTCCCTTTAATGGCGAGGTCGGTAACACATCCGCCGGTGCCGTTGTCTTTGAGCGTGGCGCGATTAACATAGCTGATTCAAGCAAAGTGAAGCTCTTACTAGAGCACGATCCTAAGCAGCCAATCGGCCGCGCTCAATTCTTTAACGAAACAGAAGATGGAATCTTTGCATCTTTCAAGATCTCTAAGTCATCCCGTGGCACCGATGCTCTCATCGAAGCCAGCGAAGAACTCCGCACCGGACTTTCAGTCGGAGTTATGGTCAATGCAGCAAAGCCTAAAAATGGCGTGCTGTATGTCTCGAGTGCTGACCTACTCGAAGTAAGTTTGGTTCAGGCAGCAGCCTTTAAGTCTGCAGCCGTAACCGATATCGCGGCGTCTGAAGATGAAGCCGTAGAAGAAACCCTACCAACAGAAAGCGAGACAGCCACCGTGGAAGAAACCACTTCAGCAGTCGAAGCAACACCTACAGTTGAGGCTGCCGCAGTTGAAGCTGCTCGCCCTGCTGTAACAGCAATGGCTTACACAAAGCCACGCATTGAAGTAACAGCTGCAAAGTATGCAGAGAACACAATCCGCGCAGCACTCGGAGACGACGCAGCTCGTCAATGGATCGCAGCGGCAGCAGATACAACCGACAACGCTGGTCTAGTACCAACACGTCAGCTATCTGAGATCATCAACCCACTCGGTACAACCATCCGTCCATCAATCGATGCAATCTCTCGTGGAGTGCTTCCTGATGCTGGTATGACTTTCGAGATCCCTAAGATCACACAGATGCCAACAGTTGCAATCGAGCCTGAAGGCGATGCATTCTCTGACACAGATCAGAACTCAAGCTTCCTTTCAGTAACAGTACAGAAGTACGCTGGACAGCAGACATTCTCAGTTGAATTGCTAGATCGTACATCTCCAGCATTCTTCGATGAGCTAGTCCGCAACATGGCAGCAGCTTACGCAAAGGCAACAAACGCAGCAGTCAACGCTGCACTTATTTCAGGTGCAACAGCAGATGCGACAACAACAGTAACTTACCCAACAGCAGCAGAACTCCTCGGAATCGTTGCTCGCGGATCAGCTTCTGTCTACGCAGCTACAGCAGGACTTCCAAACCCATTTGCTCGCAACATGGTCGTATCAACAGGACAATGGTCAAACATCATGTCACTTAACGATGCAGGACGTCCAATTTACACAGCCTCACAGCCAATGAACGCAGGCGGACAAGTTGCGCCTACATCACTCACAGGCAACGTTGCCGGACTCAACCTCTACGTTGATCCAACAAACGCAGGCGATGGCGATGGAACAATCCTTATCGTGAACCCAGATGCATACACATGGTATGAGAGCCCTACCTACCGCCTACGCGCCGAATCTACGGCCGCTGGTCAGGTCACAATCGGCTACTACGGCTTTGGCGCAATCGCGACCAAGGTCGGAGCAGGCGCATTCAAGAATAACAAGGCGTAACAGCCACCTAAGTCGCTCGAGGGGTAGTGCCCTTCTACCCCTCGAGTCTTTAGAAAGGATCAGAGCATGGCATTGACAACAGTTGCAGAGCTTCGCACCGCCCTAGGCGTTGGCACTCTCTATACTGATGCAGTCTTGCAGCAAGTCTGCGATGCCGCAGATAACGTACTCTTGCCCTTTCTATGGAAGAATCAGCAATACATTATTGCTCACGGCAATACGGGCACAGTAGGAACACTTTATTTTGATCAGGATATCCGCGAGTATTTCTACGTTGGACAATCTGTAACAATCTCAGGTGCAGGTAGTCGCTACGCTGGGACTAAGACAATTACAAAAGTCGATACTCGTTCATTTAACGTAACTACAGCTCACACTAGCGACAATCCACGTCACACAGTCGAGCCTTATGGCATCGCGGCAGTCGAAACTTACACAGATTATTCAACAGTTCCAGCAATCCAAGAAGCTGCTCTTATGATCTCGATCGACATTTGGCAGAGCAAACAGAGCCCATCTTCAGGCGGAGTCACAATCGATGGCTATCAACCTTCACCTTACAGAATGGGCAATACACTCCTAGCACGCGTTCGTGGATTGCTTGCGCCTTATCTCGATCCGAGATCGATGGTGGGCTAATGGCCGCCATATCAACACTCCGCGCAGGATTAGCAACAGCACTTATTGACAATGCTAAGTGGTCAGTCTTTAGCTTCCCACCTGCAACCCCTATTGCTAACAGCGTCATCGTCGCTCCTAGCGATCCTTACATTTCGCCGTCTAACGGATGGCACGCATCTATCTCACCAATGGCTAACTTTACAATCTCAGTCATGGTGCCGTTGCTCGATAACGAGGGCAACCTAAACGGAATTGAGGACAATGTAGTCCGAGTGTTTAATCTACTCGCTGCATCCTCATACACCTACAACGTGACAGAGGTATCGGCTCCGGCCGTCCTAAGTGCCGTCTCGGGTGATCTACTTACATGTAACATCAATATCTCAGTCCTAACGAGTTGGAGCTAAAATGTCCGAGTGGGAAAAAGAGCAAGAAGCCTTCCTGATCAAGATCGGGCAGGTAGCACCATCAACACCAAAACCATCTACTAAGAAAGACGAGGAATAACCTAAATGGCTGTATTCTTAAACAACAAGGTCGGCGTGAAGGTTAACTCTGTCGATCTTTCTGATCATGTCACCGCTGTAACACTAAACCGCAATTTTGATGAGCTTGAAGTAACAGCAATGGGCGATGGCGGCCATAAGTTCGTTAAAGGCCTTGAGGCATCATCTGTCACAATCGATTTTCTTAACGACACCGCATCTGCAAACGTACTTGCTACTTTGCAAGCTGCATGGGGAACAAACGTCACAGTAGTACTTCTACAGGAAAAGGGCACCGCTGTATCAGCGACCAACCCTCTTTACACAATGACCTGCCTTATCAACAACACCACAGACATCAACGGAAGCGTCGCTGACCTAAGTGTCCAGAGCCTTTCCTTTAACGTCTCTGGTACTATCGCAGTTACGCCTACAGGCACATTCTAAGAAACTAAACAAAGGGGCACAACATGGCAAAGTTAATAGTCACACTAGCGGACAACAGCGTTACCGAGATCGAGATCACACCTCGACTTGAGTACGCGTTCGAGCTATATGCTAAAAAGGGATTTCACAAAGCGTTTCGCGATGATGAAAAGCAGTCAGATGTCTATTGGCTTGCATGGGAAGGCCTTCGACTAAGTGGAGTCACAGTCAAGCCATTCGGCGATTCTTTTCTCGAAACTCTTAAGAGTGTAGAGGTTGCAGAGTCTGACCCTTTGGCCTAGGCAGGGATAGCATCCACTATCTCATTGCTCGCTTGAGCATTGAGACGGCTATCCCTCCACAATCTTTAATTGATTTAGATCCAACAATGCTTCAAATGCTGTTAAAGGCTTTGAAGGATAGAGCAAAGGAGCAGAGCGATGCCTACAGAGCTAAAAGGCGCTAAGGCGCTTCGTAAGGCTCTAAAGCAATTTTCGCCTGATCTAGATAAAGAAACACGCGATCAGATGATTGGATTCTTAAAGCCATTGGTAAGTAAGGCTAAAGGCTTTCTGCCTTCCAATGATGATATGCCTTCGGGTTTTGTCAAGCATGATGTGAAGACAGCAACCTTCCCGATGTATGACGCGAGCGATGCAAAGCGTGGGGTGGGCTATAAATTGACACCTACTAAAGCCAACCGCAAGGGCTGGTCATCGATTGTATCTGTACACAATAAAAGAGGCGCAGCCGTTATCTACGAATGGTCAGGTCGAATCAAAGGCAATACTGGCAATTTTATTCCGCGCCTTCCCGGGACGATGGTTGGAAGTGGCAAAATGTCAGGCCGAGCTTTATTTAAGGCTTACGATCAAGATCAGGGTAAGGCTAAGGCCGGAGTCATCAAGGCGCTAGAAAAAGCAGCCGCTAAGTTTAACGCGAAAGGTATCTAATGGCCGAAGCACGGATTGGGATTATCGCTGAATTCTTAGGCAAGAAGGCCTTTAAGGATGCTGACACAGCGACAAGCAAGCTAGACAAAAGCGTAAAGAAACTAGCTGGAGCATTTGCCGCCGCTTTTAGCGTTCAGAAAATTACACAATTCAGTAAAACTGCCGTCAAGGCATTTATGGAAGACGAAAAAGCAGCCAATCGATTAGCAAAGTCGGTGGAGAATCTTGGTTTAGCTTTTGCGACTCCGCACATTGAAAACTTTATTAGTCAGATGGCAAGCGCCTCAGGCGTTACAGATGATCAACTTCGACCAGCAATGCAAAGACTATTGCAGACAACTGGGTCACTTACCAAATCTACAGCTTTAATGACTCAAGCCCTAGACATCTCTCGTGGATCAGGCGTCGATTATGAGACTGTAGTCAATGACCTTACGATGGCCTACGTCGGTCAAACTCGTGGCCTTCGCAAATACTCTTTAGGCCTGTCTCAGGCTGAACTTAAAGCAATGAGTTTTACAGATGTACAGAAGAAACTGACGACTCAATTTTCTGGAGCCAACGCCGCATATCTTGAAACCTATGCAGGAAAGATGGGCATTCTTGCCAATGCCGCAAGCGAATCAACTGAGATCATTGGCAAAGGTTTAGTCGATTCTTTAACTATGCTAGCTGGAGAAGGTAACACAGTTCAGCCATTAGCAGATTCTATGCAAGATTTAGCGCAAGGCACTTCCGATGTCATTGTGGGGTTGGCGGATATAGCCTCAGGTCTAAAAAATTTAGGTGGGCTCGGAAACCTCAAAGGACCTAGAGGTGGCAAGTTAAGCGAAGCCTTGACTCCAAATTTGGATATGATTCCTTTGCTTGGGCCGATCCTTAATACACTCAGACGAAGAGGTCAAGCCATAAATAAGGCCGGAATGGGTGGCTATCCTAGCTCTGCTCTTGGCCCCGGCTACATTGATCCTAGTGTTGCTAAACAAAAAAAGGCTGACGCGGAAGAAGTAAAGCGATCCAAAACTTTGGCATCATTGCAAAAGAAAACACTCGACACACAGAAGAAACAGAACGCTCTGACTAAGGCGTCAAAGGTTCTAGACCTAGATCGCATTAGCGTCACGGCTGCGCTTCGAGGCAAGATCAGCGAAACTGATCAATTGTCCCTTAACCTTCAATTAGCTTTACTTGATAAGAATGATGAAAAAGCGCTCAAGCTGTCTGCAGAATTAGACGCGGCAGTTAAGCGAAACAAAGAGCTTACGGCTGCTATTCTTGCAACTCCCGAAGCTCCGAACCCTTGGCGTAACTGGGTTTTGCCTACATTCAACGTCCCTAGTGGCGGCATTGGCGCTCGCGCTGCTAACGATTATTTAGGAATAGGGGCTGTAGGTGGTGCTAATTCAGCTTCAACTGTGAATGTAATAGTTAAAGTTGGTGAGCAAGAAATTACCAACGCCATCACAGAAACTCAAGTCAATCAATCCCTATCAGGTACTTTCAGCGATGTGAGCCGTTACAACGGCCGTGGGGCACCTTCAATCAAATGACCCTACCTGCCACGATCTCGGTCTCGTTCGACTTTAGCCAAGGCGCTACATTTGGTTTAGGGTTCGTTATAGGCGATCCCACCTTCGGCGTTATTGGCACGAGCAGATTCGGCGATTCCCCTGTGAACACGCCTACAGTCGATCTTAGCGATGTGACTCGATCCATCAAGATCGCCCGAGGCCGCAACGTTATGCGCGATACCTACGAGGCAGGCACTTGCACAGTCAGAGTCATTGATCAAGACGGCGCATTTAACCCTCAAAATACAGCTTCACCCTATTTTGGCTTCCTGACTCCATTGCGCAAGATTCGTGTCGCGGCAACTACTTCGACGGCTCAGCACTTCTTATTTTCAGGTTATGTTGATTCATACAAATACACCTACCCCACAGGCCAAGAATTAGGATATGTGGACATTCATTGCTATGACGCCTTTAGACTCTTTCAGATGGCTAACATAGCAAGTGTGACGGGCGCCACAGCAGGTCAGACAACTGGCACGCGCATTACTAAGATTCTTGATCAGGTCGATTATCCATTATCCATGCGAGTTATCGACACAGGCTCGACAACAGTTCAAGTCGATCCCGGCACAGCTCGCACATCCTTGCAAGCCCTCAAGGCGGCAGAGTTCGCCGAGCAGGGTGCATTCTTCATAGATACCGAAGGCATTGCAGAGTTTAAGGGTCGCGCCGACGTAGTCTCATCTTTAGCGCCTGCACCGATTGAGTTTAATCAGACTACTGGCATTCCTTACTCGAATCTTCAATATGCCTTCGATGACAAGCTCATCATCAATCAGGCCAGCATGACACGCATAGGTGGCACAGCACAGACGGCAGTTAATGTTGATTCTTCGGCCAAGTACTTCCCTCATGGCACTACTCTGACGGAGATGATCCCTGAGACAGATGCTCAAGTCTTAGACATTGCCAAGATATATGTGGCAACAAGAGCTGAGACAACAATCCGCATCGATGCCATGACAGTCGATTTATTAGATACGGCAGTCCCTACAGACACAATGATCGGCCTTGATTACTTTGACAATGTGAAGATCACTAACATCCAGCCGGACGGATCGACAATCGTCAAGACTTTGCAGGTGCAGGGTCTAGCATGGGACATCACCCCAAATTCAATGAAGTGTACAGTTACAACACTTGAGCCTATAGTCGAAGGATTCATCGTGGGATCATCGACTTACGGTATAATCGGACAATCCATATTGGGTTACTAGGAGAAAACAATGGCAGCTGGTCTAGGATATAAAGAATTTACGACAGGCGACGTCCTCACGGCGGCCGATGCTAACGGCTACCTAGCCTCTCAGGTAGTAATGGTCTTCGCCGACGCTGCAGCTCGCACGACAGCGATCACGAGCCCCCAAGAAGGCATGATCTCTTATTTGAAAGACACAAATGCGACTCAGTACTATTCGGGCTCAGCATGGGTCTCTGTAGGTGGTTCTTCACCTTTGACGACTAAAGGCGATCTCTATACTTATTCAACAACTGACGCTCGCCTTGCCGTTGGTACAAATGGTCAAGTCCTCACGGCGGATTCAACAGCCGCTACTGGCTTATCTTGGAAAGCTGGCGGAAAGATTGCACAGGTCATTTTTGCTAGTACAGCTACAGAAACATCAACGACTTCAACAAGCTACGTTGATGCAACAAATTTGACGGCTTCTATTACACCTTCGGCAACGACAAGTCGAATTCTCGTAATGTCTACTGTTGGCCTTTCCGCTAATGGCGCGGCCTTTTCAAATGCGGCCGTTCAATTAGTTCGCGGATCGACTTCGATCGCCGACTTTGGTAGCAATAAAGTTTATGCAGGCGGTAGTTTCACTCAAAACTTTGATGTCGCTGGCTTAAATTGGGTTGATTCTCCATCAACGACATCTTCAACGACCTACAAAATACAATTTAAAACTCAAAGTGGTTTGACAGCTTGGGTAAATAGATCAGGCGAGAACAATATCTCGTCCATCATTTTAATGGAGGTCTTGGGATGATTATTACAACGACAGAAGCGCTTGCTAGTTTATTACCTGGAGTCGAATTTACTTTAATTGACGATCAGTATGATTCTGTCATTTGGACGAATGAACCAGCTAACAAGCCTACACCTGCAGATATTGAAAATGCGAAAAATGTGTTGGAACAAAATTTGATCAATTCTGCAGCTCAACGCGCTGACGCTAAGGCTGCACTACTTGAGCGCTTAGGTATCACCGAAGACGAAGCAAAACTTCTGATCGGATGAAGCCGGTATTATGCAGGGCTGGGCAACAGTTACGCGAACAGTTTGATGACACCTTCGCAGATCGTGATCGGCGTTCCGATGGCTGGATCGGCGATCTCCGTCATTCAGCGCGTCCTTCTGACCACAATCCTGATCCAGCGACAGGGGTGGTTCGCGCCATCGATGTCGATCGAGATGTTCATAAGTCAGGCAAGCCCGACCTCATGCCCGATATTGCAGATCAGCTTCGACTCGCGGCAAAGGCAGGAGAAAAGCGTATTGCCTACATCATCTTCGACGGACGAATTGCATCGTCTCGCATGGGCTGGCGCTGGAGAAAGTATTCGGGAAGCAATCCGCATCGGGCGCATTGCCACTTTTCTTTCACTAAGCAAGGTGATACGGACGGCTCTTTCTTTAATATCCCGTTACTAGGAGGCAAATAATGGAACAAGCAAAGTCACTCGCAGCATCATGGGCACGATCATTCTTAGCAGCTGCGTTAGCGCTATACATGGCAGGGGTAACAGACCCTAAGACATTAGCAATGGCCGGAGTAGCGGCTGTAGCACCCGTCATCTTGCGCTGGCTGAACCCTAGCGACGCATCCTTTGGAGTAAATAAAAAGTGACACAGGAAAACTTCTTCACCCTTTACTTTGCCAGCCTTGCCGTGATTGGTGGGCTTGCAGGTTATGTGATCACGCATCTACTGTCTGAGATTAAGCGACTCAACTCGCGTGTCGATGAGATCTATAACATACTCTTAGAGCGATAATTTTTGCTATGGCAAGAAAAAGAGTTATCGATCTTGATACATACAACGCGCTAGATGCTTATTGCATCTCTCTTAATGAGTACTTCAAGTCATTGAGAAAAGCAGGCTTCAGCGAAGATATGGCCTTTTGGCTATTACTAGACCGAGACTCTTATCCTGATTGGATCTTGCCATCGATCCCCGACCGAGTGGATCGCATACCCTACGAGGACGACGACGAGGATTAATGAAGCGCATTGTCATAGTGAGCGACCTACAGGTTCCCTTCCACGATCGACACGCAGTTAAGAATCTAGCCAGCTTTATCAGTAAGTTCAAGCCGCACGAGGTAGTAACCATCGGCGACGAGATTGATTTTAACACGATCAGCAAATGGTCGGAAGGGACGCCCGAAGCCTATGAACAGACTCTTGGAGATGATCGCGATGAAGCTGTTCAAGTCCTTTACGACTTACAGGTCACGCAGACCATAAGGTCTAATCATACCGATCGGCTTTACAATCAGATCATGAGAAAGATTCCCTCATTCCTATCTTTGCCTGAGTTACGATTCGAGAAGTTTATGAGATTCGATGAGCTGGGGATCACCTTTCATAAGAAGCCATATAACATTGCGCCGGGCTGGATTGCAGTCCATGGGGATCATACCCCTATCAAGTCACAGGGGGGTCTCTCAGCCCTTGAGGCGGCCCGTAGACATGGCAAGAGCGTTATCTCAGGGCATACCCATAGGGCAGGGCGATCGTCCTTCTCAGAGGCCTCAGGAGGCCGTATAGGGCGTATTCTGCATGGGGTAGAGGTCGGCAACCTCATGGACTTTAGTAAAGCCTCATACACAAAGGGATCAGCCAACTGGCAACAGGCCTTCGCCATCATGTATGTCGATGGTAAGAACGTGCAAGTCGATCTGATCTACATCGAAAAGGATGGCACATTCGTGGTCTCAGGTAAGCGCTATGGACGACCTAGATAACGATTTAGCGCGGTCGATCGATGACCACATAGACGATGCAGAATCGTTACCATTTCGTTATCAAAATATCCTTGACCTAGGCTAGACATCTGTCATCCTTATCTCATCGGCGAAGGGCGTCGATAAGAAAGGGCAACATGTTTGATTCAGCATTACAGGATCTAGTAGCAATAATCGCCATATCTGCATTATGGTTTCACCTAGGCCGAATGGTCGGAATCCGCGTTGGTTATCTTAAAGGCCGCAAAGCTGTGAGAGAGTACTACGCATCTAAAGAAAGGGTTAAAGTGTGAACGCAGGTGATTTCCTCACAGAAGCAAAAGCAACAATACAAGATCGTGGTTTGGAATACGGACATCCGACGGACAATATGCAACGAACAGCACGATTACTCAGCGCATACCTCGAAGTGCCGATCATGGACTATCAGGTTGCAGGAATCATGGTACTGGTCAAGCTCGCAAGGTCAATGGAAAGTCCTAAGGTCGACACCTATCTCGATCTCTGCGCCTACGGGGCAATAATGGGCACCTTACATACACAGGAGGATGAGCTTTATGTTTAACCTAGAAGATTATGAGACAGTAGAAGAAAGACTTATTAAGTTTTGGAAGGATCATCCCGATGGGCAAATTCATACGAAGTTACTTGATCAGTCCGCTGGTCGTTTTATTGTTGAGGCCTCTATATTTCGGACAGAGGCGGATCACAGGCCTTGGACTACTGGGCTGGCAGAAGAAACCATCCAAGGGCGCGGAGTCAATGCGACAAGTGCGCTGGAAAATTGTGAGACTAGTGCTATCGGTAGAGCGCTTGCTAACGCCGGATACGCGACAAAGGGAAAGCGTGCGTCACGAGAGGAGATGGCGAAGGTTGGTAAAGCGCAAGAAGTCAAGGCTAGCATCGATGAAGTGAAGGCCAAGATGGCGCAGACATCGGGCGAATACATTCCCGTAGTAAAGGAGGAGGACCCTTGGACTATCAAACCAGCGACTATGCCGCCCACAATGGAGGAAGCTATGTTGACGGTGAAAGAGACGCTTGGAGGCCGGACCGAGAAGGATATTCCACGCTGTCCTCATGGCGACATGATTTGGAAAACTGGGCAATCGGGCGCAGGTAAAGCATGGGGACATTTCAAGTGTTCTGCATGGGTAACAGGTGAGCTGACTCGATGCCCTAAGGGTGAAGATGTTATTTGGTATGAGATCAATAAGGAAACAGGCGCATGGCAACGACAGAAGGCGAGAGTCTAATGGGACGCTTACAGTTTAAGAATCAAGATGATGAGTGGGAGTCATTTCCAACAGATGAAGAGATCGCACGATCTAAAGAAGTTCAGGCAATCTTAGAAGAATTTACATTTATGACTCGGTGCTGTTTATGTAATGACTCGATTCCTGTTTCAGAGATCAAAGTGAATCTTACTAATAAGGCGTGGTCATGCAGAAAGTGTCACGCGGTCAATGGCCTCACAAAGCCGTAAATATAGAGGGTTTTCGACTGAACGAGTCGTAGCGCGGTTCCTGTCGGAATGGTGGCCGCACGCAGACATCGGTCGAGGGGCTGGAAAAGATATAACACATGTCCCGTTCGACATGGAAGTTAAGGCTAGATCGGCGTTCCAGCCTAAGGCGTGGATCGATCAAGTCACCAAAAGAGCTAGCAAGTCCCAAGACTTGCCCATCGTGGTGTGTCGCTTAAATGGTCAAGGAGAAAGTAGTCCTCAAGACTATTTGGCCTTTATGCGGCTTGGTGATTTGGTCGATCTATTGCTGAGTTCAGGTTACGGGGATTACAAAGGTGATCGCGATACACTTGAGCCTATGAGATGCAAGATGTGCGGCGCATGGGCCTTCACAGAGACTTGCCGGACATGTCAGGTGGATCCCGATGCCAACCTATGAATTTGAGTGTGACAATGAGAAGTGCGAAAGTAATGCACGCATTGAGGAATGGTTAAGCATCACAGAGCCTCATGACCTTGAGTGTCCATTCTGCCACTCGCCTATGCATAAGGTCTATAGCTCTATAGGGGTATCGTTTAAAGGATCAGGCTTCTATTCAACTGACAATAGATAAATGTGATGCAATTCACATTCCACATAGTGAGATTATAGGAGATGCTACACATGAACGTATTTGACATAGATGGTACTCTCAGGCGAGAGCCCTTCAGGGGCTCAGCACGCGCCCGTAAGGGCAGAGCGCGAGTGGTCGCCTTCGTTATTGGGACAGCTCTATTCATGAGCATTGCCCCTGAATCAAGTGGCTCAATAGATGCCACTAAAGAGATTAGATATGCAAAGCTATTAGCTGATTATCAATTAACTGAGAAACAAGAGAAGTGCCATCATGAGATTGTCTATAGAGAATCAAGATGGAACTATAAAGCAGTAGGTAACCTCAAGGGTACTAAGAGAGTATATGGGCTCTATCAGATGAAAACTGAGAGCCTAAAAAGAAGTACAGCTATTACTCAGTTTTGGATGTACTATCATTATGTAGGACGTAGGTATGGATGGACTGAGTATGAAGATCCTGACTATTGCAAGGCCTTACATCATCTTAAAACTAAAGGATGGCAATGAGTACTAAGAGAGGTGATCCTCGTGGTACTAGGGCATATAAGAAGCGCAGGCTCGAGGTTCTACAGAGAGATCAATGGTCATGCTTCTATTGT